CTTACAGCAGTTAAAATACGGAACATCCTCTGCTGAAAGCATTACCTTGTCTTTCTGGGTTAGGTCTAGCAAAACAGGAACATACACTGTTGAGTTTGAGCAGTTAGGGAATACAAAGCAATACTCGCAAACCTACTCAATATCCACAGCAAACACTTGGCAAAAGGTAACCTTAACTATTGATGGCGATACTGCATCTTCTCTAGCCAACGATAACTCTTGTGAGTTGCGAGTAAACTGGTATTTAGCGGCAGGGCCTGATTACACATCTGGCACATTCAACAACTCTGCATGGGCTACAACAACCACTGGTAATAGAGTTTCTTCTAGTCAAGTAAATCTTGCAGACAGCACTAGCAACGATTGGTATATAACAGGCGTACAGCTTGAGGTAGGCGAGGCCACACCATTTGAGCATCGGTCTTATGGGGATGAGTTGCGTAGGTGTCAGAGGTTTTATGGTAAATATTATTTACATAAAGGTAGTGAATATATGACACATGGGGGAAACATTTCCTTATCATCAAACTTTTCTTTTCCTACCACAATGAGAGCCACGCCATCATCAAGTCATGTTCAAAATATAAATGCAAGTAACTGCAATAGTTCTAGCATTACTTTTGTTGATGTTGACGGTGCTTCTTATCAAGTAAATATGCACGTTACATCTGGGACAGTTAGTCGTAGAGATATTTATGCTTTTGATGCGGAGTTATAAAAATGGAAAATAATCTAAATATATCGTCTGCTCAATATGTAAAACATCAAGAAACGCAAGTCATAAATGAAGAGAATGTTTATGTAAATATTGGCGATAATATAGCAATAGATATTGTAGTAGATGATGAGACTATTCGTGTTCCCCTTGACCCAGCCAACCGCCACTATGCAGAAATTTTGCGTCAGGTAGACGCTGGCACACTAACTATACAGGAGGCTGAATAATGCCATACATAGGTATAGCCCCTTCTAGTGGGCAATTCAAAAAGCTAGACAGCATCACGGTAGTAAACGGTCAGGCCGCTTACACCATGCAGTACAGTAGTGCGAACTTCAAACCAGCTACGGCTGAACAGCTTATTGTGTCTGTCAATGGTGTTATCCAAGCCCCTACCGATGCTTACACAGTGTCAGGCTCAACGATTACATTCTCAGAGAACCTAGTAACAGGCGACGTGATTGACTTCATAGTGGCTCTGGGTGAGGTGGGTAACACTGTAACGCCTACTGATGGCTCAGTGGATATTAACAAGATGTCTGACAGTATTATGAAGAATAACGCAATCAGAGTGAACGACACTACTCTTACCAGCAACGTGACTATAGCGGCTGATGAGAACGCTATGGTGGCTGGTGCATTTACTATAGGGAGTGGCGTTACCTTAACGGTCAATGGCACATTTACGGTGGTTTAGATGAGTAAGATTTACGTTGATGAAATCAGACCAAAGACATCTGGTAGTCAGGTACTAATGCCAGAGAAGCCAGCATTTCTTGCTTATATAAACGCCACTACAGATACTACCATAAACGCTCAAACAAACTATGTGTTTGATGGAGTAAAATACAATGTTGGCTCACATTATAATACATCAAACGGTAAATTTACTGCCCCTGTTGATGGTTTGTATAGTTTTAGTTTTGCAATTTTCTTAACTAATAGCGGTGGTGCGAACAGCAACATGACTGCTATGATTGAAGTAAATGATGCAGAATACAATGGTGCAGGAGCATTGGGATTAACTAGAAGAAATCCAAACAGTTCTGGTGGCACAGTAACAACAGAGCTTACAATCCCAATACTTTTATCAACAGGCGATACAGTAAATGTAAAAGCAAGAGAATTAAATAGAATTTATCAAGGACATAGCTGGTTTTCTGGCTACTTAATAGGATAGGAGATTATCAATGGCAAGTATATTAGGCGTTGAAACGCTCCAACACACAAACGGTACTACTGCGGCTACGATTGATAGTAGTGGTAACTTAACCTTTAACAATTCATTAACAGGCACAGGAATACTTAAAGGTGTTTCTGAACAAACTGCAAGTGGTAGTAGCACGGTTGATTTTACAGGAATACCAAGTGGCGTGGAAGTAGTTAAATTCACTTGCTGGGGGATTTCTACTTCTACAACAGCAACTATTGACATTCGAATAGGCGATAGCGGGGGATTTGAAACCACTGGCTATGCTAGACAGTCTCATTATGGAACAAATGCACTTGTTACTGGTGGTAGTTCTTTAAGTGGCGATTCTTGGAGAAACTATGCATGGGTTAACGCTGTGAGTGTTTTCTATTTTAGCGGTCAGCTAGTACACGCTGGAAGCAACAGATGGATAATGGACGCTAGCATTTTTGTTTCTGATTATGACGGCTATTTTGTAACTATGATGGGTTTTAAAGAATTGTCTGGCGAGTTGGACAGAATACAATTCTTTCCTACTGCTGGAACTTTTGATTCTGGCACTATTAGAATTATGTACGCATAGGAGAACAGGATGACAAGTATATTAAAAGTAGACAACATCCAGAACTCCTCTGGTACAAGTGCGTTGAGCATTGATAGTAGTGGTCGTATTCTTACACCAGCTAGACCAGCTTTTTACGCTTATGATACACCTGCCTCTTGGCAATCTTTGGCAAGCTCACATGAAGTTGTAATGTCCAGCACTCAGTATAATGTAGGCGGTCACTATTCTACCTCTACTGGTAGATTTACTGCCCCTGTAGATGGGTTGTATAATTTTAGCGGCAAGGTATATGTCAATAATACATCTACAGCTTCTTCGTTTTATGTTTCAATAAGCGGTAGTACCCCATCTTACCATTACTATTTAGGTGCAGAAAACGCGGCATCAGACAATTCAGTAGGTTTTTCTGAAAACTTTGAACTAACAAGTGGTCAATATGTATCTATAATTGGATATGCAGGTGAGTATTACAAATCACATTCAACCTTTAGCGGCTACTTAATAGGATAGGAGACTGACATGGGATTAACACGAATAAACAATCAGGCTCTTCCAACTTTAGATAATAACAAGTTACCTAGTGGTAGTGTTTTGCAAGTTGTTCAAAATACATTTGCCCCTGCATCAAATGAAGCCACATCAAATACAAGTTACCAAGCATCAAGTTGGAACATCACAGTTCAAAAAAAACAACTTGATAGTAAATTGCTAGTAACTTTTGCTGGTGGTCATCAATATCTTCAAAACTATGCGGCTGGTGTTGTGTCTACTATTTGTCAAGAAAGTGGAAGCAGTACATTTACAGCAAGTACAACTTACGCATCTGCTAATGACCCAGCCTCTGCTTACACTTTTGGTATGCAACAAGTGTACAACGCAACTGGTTTGCATACTGCACCACATTCTAAAAACTGGTTATTTGATTCATCTGGTAATGAGTTTGAAGCATTTAGAGCTTTTTTTAGGGCAAGAAACTCAGGATATACTGGTGTATTCTTTGAAGCTGGACACATTGCAACAATCACAGTAATGGAGATTGCTGGCTAATGGACGAAACAAAATCACAACTAGACGCTCACGAGCGAGAGTGTGCCGTCCGTTATGAACTGGTACAGAATAGGCTAGACAGCTTAGACAAACGTATGTGGAGACTAGAAGCAATGCTTATGATTTCCACAGCGTCTGTCATAGGCGTAGCTGGTATGCTATTAACAAAACTATAACATAAGGAGAGTAGGCTATGCTGGCAGAACTTGCCGCCGCTAATGCCGCCTTTGCTGTAATCAAGAAGTTTATTTCCAACGGAAGAGAACTGGCTGACTGTACGAAAGCTATCAGTGACTTTGTTACAGCAAAGGACGCTCTTCAAAAAAAGGGAAACAAGAAGAAGAACTCTTGGTTTGGTAAGTTGGGCGGCAACACTGCGGATGACTTAGAAGAGTTTATGGCGTTAGAAAAGATACGTCAACAAGAAGAAGAATTAAAACAGTTTATGATTTACGCTGGACGTGCTGGCTTATGGCATGATTGGATTAGGTTTCAAGGAGAAGCACGTAGACGTAGACAACAAGAAAAGATAGATGCTGTACGTAAGCGACAGGAACTGATAGAGGTTCTAGGGTACGCTACGGTAGCTGTAACAATTATAGTGGTGTGTGTCAGTATACTCTATGCGGCATACATATGGAGAAACTAATGATACAAGCACTGATACCACAGTTGATTCCTATTCTGGGTAATGCTATAGATAAAGTAATACCTGACAATGTATCTAAGGAAGTAGCTAAGAAAGAACTTGAGAAAGCCCTAGTAGATAATGCTAACAGTATTAATCTTGAAACTATTAAAACAAATCAGATTGAAGCTGGACATCGTTCAGTATGGGTATCAGGTTGGAGGCCAGCTATCGGCTGGTCGTGTAGCCTTGGTATTGCGTGGCTCTTTATTGGACATCCACTGGCTACGTGGGCGGTTATGCTTAGTGGCAACGACAGTATGGTTATGCCTACCATACCTACTGATATTCTGCTAGAGCTTACCTTTGCTATGCTTGGTATGGCTGGTCTTCGTACATTTGAAAAGCTAAAGGGTATTGCTAAGTAGTGGAACTAATACACATAGAAATGATTATCCACTTGCTTGTATTAACAGGTGTGTGGATAAACACTATCTTAAACATATTAAGTAGACGTAAATGAACAAACTGATAGAACAACTTAAACGACATGAAGGCATTGAACTTAAACCTTATCAGGACACGGTTGGTAAATGGACTATAGGCGTGGGCAGAAATCTGGACGATATCGGTATCTCAGAGCAAGAGGCAGAAATGCTACTACTAAACGATATCAAAGAAGCAGAGCGACAACTGATAACCACAATGCCTTGGACACAGGAACTAGACGAGGTACGTTTCTCAGCCCTACTCAACTTCGTCTTCAACGTAGGAATAGGGACAGCCTCAAAGTTCGTAAACGCAATGGGTCTGCTAAAGGACGAAAAGTACGATATGGCGGCAGACGAGTTCTTACAGAGCAAGTGGGCTAGACAAGTAGGCAACCGTGCCATTGAAGTAACAGACCAGATACGTACAGGAGAATGGAAGTGAGTGATGAAAACATAGGGGAAAAGATAGGTTTTCCCAATGCAAAGTATTTAAAAGACCCTAAGAAAAAAAGAAAAAAGAAAGAAAGTTTACTTAAATACTACAAAAGAAAAATTAAAGAACTAACCACGTCATGACAGAAAAACAACTGATGGAGACTCTGCACGATGCAGTCACTAGAGACTTGCTGATGCGTGTACAGAGTGGCGAAGCAACGGCTAGTGAGCTATCAGTAGCTGTTAAGTTTCTTAAAGATAATGGCGCAAGCCTTGACGTAATTACAGCGGAATCACCTATGGCTAGCTTGCTAGAGGGATTACCATTTGAAGTAGCGGAGAAGGTACAATGAGGGGTCATAACGCAAGTCTAGCATCTAAGAATGTCACGCTACCTGCTGACCAATCTTGGGTAAAACTGCTAGACGATAATCCTAGTCGTATGTACCTAGTAATACAGAATGACCACGACAACCATTACATTACTATTGGCTTCAGTGATAACAACACAGCCCCTACTACTGGTATGAACCTAGCTGGTTCAGCACAAGCTGGTGACCTAGCGGCTACGTGGGAGTTCTCTGTAGCTCCTATTAACGCTGTGTGGGCAAAGGTAAACGATGCTCACGCACATGACATTGAAGTAGTATACGATGACTAATGTACCACAGGCTCTACATGACTTTAGGAACTTTACGTACCTAGTCTGGCAACATCTGGGGTTACCAGAGCCTACTCCAGTACAATACGATATTGCTAACTATCTTCAACACAGTCCAAAGCGTTGTATCATCGAAGCGTTCCGTGGTGTGGGTAAATCCTACATCACAGCCGCCTACGTGGTACACCAGCTACTTCTAGACCCTGACAAGAAGTTCATGGTTGTATCAGCTTCTAAGGCTCGTGCAGATGACTTCTCTACCTTTACACAGCGTATCATCACAGAGATACCTATCTGCCAACACCTAGTGGCTAAAGAGGGTCAGAGGTGGTCTAAGATTGCCTTTGACGTAGCACCAGCTAAAGCATCTGGTAGCCCCTCAGTAAAGTCTGTGGGTGTCACAGGACAGCTTACTGGTTCTCGTGCAGACGTAATCATTGCAGATGACGTTGAAGTACCTAACAACTCTATGACACACATGATGCGAGAGCGTCTTGCAGAGTCTGTAAAGGAGTTTGACGCTGTTCTAAAGCCTGATGGTAACATTATCTACCTTGGTACACCACAGAATGAGATGTCCTTGTACAACACACTGACTACTCGTGGTTATGATATGCGTATCTGGCCAGCTAGATATCCTACCCTAGAACGCTCTGAGAAGGCGTATGGTAGCCGTCTTGCACCTACACTGTATGATTCTATACAAAAAGAAGGAGAGGCTCTCTACGGCCTTCCTACAGACCCTAAACGATTTACAGATGATGACTTACTAGAAAGAGAACTTAGTTATGGACGCAGTGGCTTTGCTTTACAGTTTATGTTGGACACCTCACTCTCCGATGGTGACAAGTATCCACTTAAACTTAGTGACCTCATCGTATATTCATGCGATAGAGACACAGCTCCAGAAAAAATGGTCTACGGAATTTTTAGACCTCTCACAGAGCTACCGAATGTTGGACTGAGTGGTGACCGTTTCTACGCCCCTGAGGACACTCTAGGACGTTCAGAGTACTCTGGTAGCGTCTTAGCCATTGACCCCTCTGGTAGAGGCTCTGACGAGACTGCATA